GGGACTACTATGAGTCAATCATTGAGTTGTACTCCGACATATTAGATGAGCAGATAAGCAACATGCAGGGCATGACCCCTGAAGAGAAGAAAAACCTAATGGCTGTCTTGCGCAAGACGTTTGAAGCCGAGTCACGAATCAAACCTTTCTTCCCGTTGGTGCGCCGTGGTGATTTCTTCTTAGCTATTGGTTCTGGCAATGCGCGTCAGTTTTATTTGTTTGAGACCCGCGCAGAACGTAATGAAGCGGCTAAACAAATGGCGGCGGAGCGGGGTAAATCTCTAGCTGAGTTAATAGCCGATAAAGAGTTTGTGCAAGGTAATGATTTAAAAGAGTTACGCGCCGCATCACAAGACGCTAGCACAATGCTCAAGGAAGTTTTTGCGGCAATTGATGCTAAAGATATGGGCTCACCCGAATCTAAGGAAGGTTTGAAAGATGCGGTCTATCAAATCTATCTGACCACAATGCCTGAGCAATCTTTCCGCAGGCAGTTTACCCATCGTAAGGGTCGGGCTGGTTTTAGCACAGACTTGCAGCAAAACATTGCAACTACTGCTTCTAAGCAATCCATTCAGTTGGCGCGTCTAAAGTATGCACCGCAACTTCGTCTTTCGCTATCAGAAGCGCGTGATTCTATTGCCGAGCGTGAAGAGTTGTCTCCGTTTGTGCAAGAAGCTGAGAAGCGTGTCAACATGGCGCTGTCTGGCGCTCACGGCTCACTAAGTGAATCTGTTGCCGGTATAGCTAATAAAGCGTCTTACTTCTGGTACTTGTCTTCCGCTGCGTCGGCGTTGATTCAGCCTTCTAGCGTATTCATTTCTGGCCTGCCCGTACTTGCTGGTAACTACAACAACGCCACAGGCGCGGCTACTGAGCTTGCAAAAATGGCTACGTTGGTTAATCAATACAGCGTGTTCCGCCCCAACCCAGACGGCACAACTTCTATCTCTGCACCAAGCATTGCCAACAACAAGAGTCTCCCTGCCGATGAACGTAAAGCAATTAGTGAGATGACTTCGCGTGGCGTGTCTGAGTCAACCTATGCCTCTTTGGTGTGGGGTTACAAAAGCATGTCCACCGAGCAGTTTGAGGGTGTTGTAGGTAAAGGCAAGCGCCTTGCAAACTTGATGGTCGGCGCTCTGATGCACAACACTGAGCGTTTAAGTCGTGAGGCCGTCTATCTAGCTGCGTATAGGTTAGGTAAAAAGCAGGGGCTTGACTACGATACCGCTGTTCAGAAAGCAGTTGACTCTACTAACGAAGCACTTGGTAACTACGACATTACAAACCGCCCACGGTTCATGCAACAGGGTATTGGTAAGATTGCGTTCCAATTTAAGACGTACCCACTGCAGATGTCTTTGCTGATGCTGACTAACTTTAAGAAGATGCTCCCCTTCCTTAATAAAGAAGGCAAAAAAGAAGCGGCTACTAAATTGTTCGGCATGATGGGCACTTCTTTCCTTCTTGCTGGTGCGGCAAATATGGCCTTAATTAATCCCATTATGGGACTTGCTGGGTGGGCTTGGGGTCAGTTAGAGCTTGACGAGGATTGGCCTGAAGAACTTAAAAATATTGACTTTAAAACTTGGTTCTTTGAAATATTCCTTCCTGAAAACTTAGGTGACGTTAAGCTTGGTGGTGTACCCATAAGCGACCTAATTACTCGTGGCCCGCTAAACGCAATTACTGGGGAAGATATTGCTTCGCGTGTTGGGTTGGCTGATCTATGGGGTAGAGATAGCAAAGAGACTAAAACTTCTCGTGAGAGCGCAATTGCCTTTATGCTAGACCACTTTGGTGGCCCAACTGCAAGTATGGGCTTGGGCTTTGCCGATGCCTATGATGCTTACGCAATGGGTGATTACCAAAAAATGATGGAGCGTATGCTCCCCGCTGTAGTCCGTAACCTTGTAATTGCTAACAAATATGCAGATGAAGGTATGAAAAGCGGTCGCGGTGTTGAGCTAGTCGGTAAAGATGATGTAAAAATGGGTGAAATAGTTGGTCAAGCAATTGGTTTCCGTCCCGACATTCTTGCGTCAACTCAAGGGCCAGCGTTTAAATATTCTGGTATTGAGCAGAAAATTAACAACCAACGTAACTTAATATTAAACAAACTTGATTTTGAACGCCGCAAAGAGACTGACGCTGGCGACGAAAAGTTTGAAAACATTATTGAAAATGAAGTGGCTAAATTTAATAAGAAGCACCCATCGTACGCACTTGATGGTAAATCAATCTACGCTTCGCTCCTTAAGAAAGCTGAGCAACGTGCAAGTTCCCGTGCTGGTGTAACCATTAACAAACAGAACGTTTCGATTATTGGAGAACCTGCGGATAAATTGCAAGACCGCTTAGATCGCCGAGCCGAAGAGATGGCGGCTAAACGTAGGGCCGAAAAAAATCCCCAGTGATTAGCTGGGGATAAAAGGAGAGTAACAATGTCAGCAACTGCAGGGAGCCAACGTATGCAGTTTAACTCAAACTCTCCACACCCGTAAACCTTTTATTCCATCCTCTATAACTACTTTAGTAACCACAGGTATCTTTAACCGCCTACAGATTAACGTAACTGTTTCCCGGGCGGCTTTCTCGTCAATGCAGGGTACAAAGAAAGAATAGCCACGCCGGAACTTAGACCAGTCAATCTGATACGTTACTGTCTCGATTTTCATCGGGAGCTACAAAGGCATCCATCTGTAAGAACTCGGCGGCTGATGCGTCAAACTTCAGCACCCGTACTGCGGGGGATACAACCTTCATGCCCTTGGACATTCGCTTGTTCACACCCTCTACGTAAATCTTAGCGTTACCCAACTCCTTCAAGGTAGTCTTATAGTTAATCTGCTGTTTGACGCAGAAGTCCTTAAATTGCTTGGCCGCGATAAAGAGTTCTTTGGTATCTGGCTCGTAGCGTATGAGTAGCTCTCCACGGGGCTCAAGCATGGGCATGGACTGTAGGTTACTACGAGCATCAACCTCACCGTTTACTACCAAAGCATTAATGATGTGGGCGTTAACAAATTCACCAAGGATTGTTACGGGCGTTGAGTTTGGTGCTTGTATCTCAAACCGCATCTCGCCAAGCATACCCTTGAGCCACTCGTATACAGCCTTCATGTCGTAGTCGTGCAGTTCTAGTTGAGACGCAATCAAACCACCGGCTATGTTGCAAGCTGATACACCTGACCAGAACCGTTCCTTCTGATTAAACTGTACTTCCCTATCAAGCCGAGCCTGAATCTTGCGCATCAGGGCTACTGCTTCTTCTAGGTTGTTAACTAACCACTGGATGTAGATTTCACCGGCATGCCCAAAGTTCTCGCGCAGTTGGTGGTCAAACATCTGCTTACCCACTTGTACGTCGATGATGTTGTTAGGCTCAATCTTGTACTCAAGCAGGCGCATGGACTCGCCATCCGGCGTATTCTTCGCTACCCCTAACTTCTCATAAAAGCTGGCGTTGGCTGAAGCTAGGGTAATCCCTTGCCACTTAGTGTTGTTTACACGCAACGTATTAGTCGAGCCGTTCATTTTGTTTTTGCCTCGGCCTTGGCTGATGCTGTACGCCAAGTCGGAAAACTCCATACCACTAAGGTTGGTGATCTCGTCAATGGTGTTAGGCAGGTTGTTCATCACGCCTAGCTGGTGCATCTTTGCGTTGAACGTATCCTTGTACATGGAGGTCAAGTCCTTGGGCTGACCATACACACTGTTACACATAAACAGCGCTGTCGACTTACCTGAACCGGACTCAGAATGAATCAAGTTAATGATTGCGCCTTCAAGACCTGTAAATTTTAACAGTGGTGAGCCAAACGCTGTAAGTGCGGCAAACGCATGGCCTTCTAGCCCGGGCTTAGCGTACATGTTGAACGCTTCTTTCCACTTCTCCATCGTGCCTTTAACGATAAGTTTTTCGGCAACATCTTTTGTGATGCTTGACGGCGGGCTGTAAAACACTCCGTCTTTTGTAATCTCCCTATCGCCGAGGATGAACTTCCTGTCCCCGTCGACCCAACCAAATTGGGTTCTCATAGTCTCTGCCTTTTTAACGTACTGCAAATTTTTTATAAAGAAAACAACAAATCGTGCGAGCAATTCGTACTGCGACTTATGGGCTACAACGCCGTTGTGTGCCAACTGTTTGCGCAACTCATCCGGTGAGGAGATAGCCATCGTGGATATGCTGAACTCTCGGACACCATCGTGCGGTAAGTGCAAACGAAACAACGCTACTTCGCCAATCTCAGGGTCGCGCATACGCTTGACCACATAAAAGTCATGCTCGTAAACAAGTTTGGGCTCGGCTTCGGCGTCTTCGCTCTCAGGGCGAATGTAAACCCCACCTTTTTTGCCACGGAAAAACGGAAATGGATACTCGGGTATTTGTTGTATTTCGACTGTGCCGTCTTTATCTTCAACGGCGTATTCGTTATCTTCTGCTTCGGCTTGTTCAATCTCAACACCGAGCATGATGGGCGATTTAATTTTGCCTCTATGGATGCAACCCTCACAACCTTGCGGATTGAGTTTTGCAAATGTCGCGCAGTGATGTGGGCCACCTTTGCTACGTAGGTTGTTAACTTTATTGTCAACTTCTACGGCATCGTAACCCTCATGCTTGTTCGACAGTTTATGTGCGGCCTTGTCTCCATCTACGCAGAAAGCTGCAATAGAAAGAGCGGAGCGCCATAATGGTTCTTCAATATCGTTTTGGTTTTCAAAGCAATAGTTAAGCTGAGCGCACCCACCTTCACCCTTCATCATGATCGTCTTAAACCGCTTGACCTTGTTACCCATGAGCGCTTCCATCATCGGGCTCATTGAGCGCGGAATGAAATCAGGTACATCGTCCTTTGGTTCAGGCGCACCAAGCAAGTCTTTAACTTCTTGGTATGTCATGCGAGGTGTCAGTTCGTTTAGTACTGTTACCTCTTTGGGCTCTTCTTGCTTGAAGTTGAATGTGCCGGGGATGCGCAGGATACGTGAAGCCTCAAAGACTGAGGAGTCCACAATTAACCCTTGCTCAACGCACAACTCACGAAGCCTGTTGGCTAGTGGCTCCCACTCTCGGCGAGACACTGTTTCTTCTAGTAGCCAGTACGCATGTATGCCGTAACCAGAACTTACTAGTATTGGCCTTGGTAAGCCGACCGCAATGCAGAACTTCTTGAACTCATCGAGTCCAGTTTGCTGATCGAGATAGCCTTTGATAATGCCTTTTTTGTCGGGTACACCTTTGGTTGGGCCACAGTCAATGTCCATCCACAGAGCACGGAAGTATTTTGCATTTTCATGAGTGCGGTTATCTAACGAACCATACTTGGCGCATCCAAAGAATACGTCAATCTTCCGTAAAACAAACCGCTGCGCTAACTCTTCAACCTCTTCCTTAGTATCTACAAAATTCTGGTCAGGATACTTACCAATCCCCATCACACAGTAGCGCCCTTGCGGTGGCAGTACCGTATCGAGTAGATCGAAAGATGACATGTTTTACTTTATTTGGATGGTGGCTTGGGTATGAGTTATGTAATCGCTAATGGCTTCGTCGTAGCTGTGGTAGGGGACGGCATCCCCCTTGAACCAATTGTAGATAGTCATCCGAGTCACCCCGAAGAACCCTGCAACCTCGCTAACGCTGATGTTTGCGCGGATACAAACACGACCCAAAGCCACACCCAAAGACTTAATGCTTGCTTTTCTATTTGCGAACACCAAGCTTTGGCTGTAACCATAGGGCATATTAATCCTCGTCACTCCAAGCCTTCACCACAGAGTCAAGGTCTTTCTTAACTGTGGGTTTAGGTTCAGTTTTCTTTTCACGCTTAGTCGGCTCCTCAATGGGAGACTCAACTTTAGGCGCGGCGGCTTTAGGGGTTGGTGCTTCTAGCTTAGCAGCTTTACCTGCCATATCAGCTTGGTATGGTGTCATAACGACCATCTTCAGCACATCAGGCTTCTTAGATACTTCGCTAGTCACAGCGTACTGCGCTTTGTTAATGTAGCCAGTTGGCGTAAACAGCACAGACTGGTTGTCGTTCTCTTCGTTGAAGCTAATCTGCGTAACGACGTAGTCCAAGCTCTTGCCGTTGTTGGACAAGTACTTAGAGTAGTTTTCAAAAGTGTGAGTGTTTTCACCCACGCCTTCACCGAACAATGACTTAGAAGCTAAGTTCATTTGATAGACTTCGCCTTCAAGTGAAGTACCAAAATCCTCTTTCAACACCATAGCGATACGGCGTGAGTAACGGCAAGACTTAGAGTTGCCCATGCCTGAACCCTTGATGTTCTGTTGGCAAGTATCGCAACGCTCAGACTGTGGGTTCTCGGCTCCGGCATCAGGCGTGCGTCCGTCGTTGGAGAAGCAGTCGGGCGGAGTTGGCTCGGCATCGGGAGTCCATGCTTTTGCATAGAAGATACGACCCACAGCAGGGGATGCGTTAACGATGATAACGTCTAGGTTACCCTTGACCTTACCCATCTCTTCGCCACCGACTGTCTTACGGAAAATTCCGTTTTTGGGCACGATGCGCTTGACGCCAGTCTTACCGGCGAGTTGTTTTGTGAGTGCGCTGACACCTGCAGTTTGCAGGAAGTCGGGCAAGTCTTCGTTGATGATTGTTAAATTACTCATCTCATTTTTCCTTTGAACGTCTAACTACCACGGAATAAGAATTCTCCACATTGAGGCCAAGTGGTAGAACTGTGGGATTCTCAGTAAGAAAGTCCTTCATATTTGTTTGATGAAGTCTCTTCTCTAACAGGCCAAATGCACCTTGTTCTTCGATGAACGTGTACATTGAATCCCAATCATTCGTCCAGTACCGTGACTTTACCGAGCGAATAATTGTGCCGTGTGGGGTGCGAATGCTATCAGCATTCATGTCTTTACATACATCGAGCATTTGTGCTTCTAACACTTCCGCTTGCTCTTTGAGATCGTTATCTTCAGCTTCAAACATGCGCTTGTTGTCGGCACGCTTGTCTCTGATCTTGATGTATATAGACGTTAGCTTTGCTAAGTCCATAGAGGTGACTCTATCCTTGACTTCTTCGTCCATCTAATTCTCCTAATGGTTAAATGTGTAGCAGTGGCAGTTCACATAAAGCAGTGTGTTTCAAAACTATGGAGGCTTGTAACGGCGCTAACCCGTTACCCATCACTGCTACACAAATCTAATTCTACTCTAACTTTTTACATTGTCAAGAGTTTCCGAAGAAATTTCTTGCTTGTATAAATCAATTACTTTTTGGTGGTTGTTGATATTGCCCTGAAGCATCGTGTACATCTTAGCTTCGATGGGGCTACCCGTAATGTGTACGATGGTCATGTTGTTAACTTGCCCGGGGCGATCAATACGTGCATTGGCTTGCAAGTACGTTTCAACACTTGTGCATGGAGCATACCAAATGATTGTGTTAGCGGCAGTTAGAGTTAACCCGTGTGACGCCGCCTTCGGTTGGATGATTAATACTTTTGGTTCTTGTTGCTCTTGAAACTGCTTAACAATATCTGAGCGTTTGTTGACTGACACCGCGCCGTTAATTACTTCGCACGTGATGTTGTTTTTTTGCAAGTGCTTCTCAAGTAATTGTATAGTGTGCGTAAACGGAACAAACACAAGCACCTTGTGGCTTGACTCTTCGATCACTTCTTGAACTACGTTGAGCCTACTGCTCACATCAAACTCAATGACTTCGCTTGTATCCGTATACACCGCACCTCCAGCTATTTGCAGAAGTTTGTTAATTTGTACGGCAGCATTGACTGCTGATACTTCTTCGCCAGCAGCCTCAATCATCATCTGCTTCTTGAGTATGTTGTAGAACTTTAACTGCTGCGGTGTCAATGGTGCATCTCGCTCAACAAAGGTAACGGGCGGCAAATCAAGGCAGTCGGCTTTCTCAAACCGAATGGCTGGCTGTAAGGCTTTGTGAACGATTAGCTGTGCAGTTGGTTTGGGTATCCACTTGTACATGGTGAGCTTCATCATCACTGTGTCTCTAAACTGCCCAAAGAAAGGTGACACACCCTTGGGGTTCACAAGCTTTGCCAATCCGTAAGCGTCCACAGGCGACTGAGCGGCAGGCGTACCAGTCAGCATCCACAAGCCCTTGATAGCTTTTGTTAGGTCTCGCAGGTCTTTCCAACGCTCAGTCTGTGCGTTCTTATATGCTGACGCTTCGTCTACTACGATAAGGTCAAACCCACCGGCAATAATTTCTTTCTTGACAATACCAACGCCATCAAAATTGATGATGACAAACTCAGCACCAAGACTGACAATCTCTTTGCGCTTACGTGCGGCTCCATAAGCAATCGAAACGGTTCTGTGAATTGCAAACTTAAACAAGTCGTTCTGCCAAGCCGACTTCATGATCGACAGGGGGCAGATCACTAATACACGTTTTATTAATCCAATGGTTATCAGATAGTCCACAGCCCAAATAACTGATGCCGTCTTACCTGTACCTTGTTCGTTAAAACAAAATGCCCTACGGTTTGTTGTAAGAAATTCTGATGTTGTCTTCTGATGTTCGAACGGCGTGAACCCCGGAGGACGAGGCCACGTATACTCTGATAGGTTCATTTTTTCTTACGTTCCTTGGTGCTTACTTCTGATACGACTTTGTGGTTTGAGCCACGTTTAAACGATCGGTTGGCTGATGGGGTTTGAAGTTTGGTTCCGTTCTTGTTAGAGCCACCTTTAGATAACGCTTTGATATGAGCAACATCTTTTCCTTCGCGGACGTCAGCACGTCCATCTTTGTTTTTGTCTGCATTTTTATTATCTATACCTTCTCTAGCACGCTGACGCTCTAAGCGAGCTGGGCTTTCACCACGCTCAATCTGCTGCTGATATTCTTTTGTGTAGGGGCGGGGTTTATTTACGTAGGGCATATTAGTTCCTGTTGTATTCGCATTCTTTCACCGAGCAGAACTTGCACAGTGGGCCTTGGATTGGATTCCATACCCCATTTTCTAACGCCGCCTCAATTCTTGCAACATCTCGGGCGAGAGGCTCAATATATTTCTCTACCATTTCTGTATAGTGCATAGCCCTCACGAATTCCTTGCTGACTACAAATAATAGGGCTGACTTCACCTTCCGAATCTCTGGAAACTTGGCGAATAATCCACAAGCGACAAGATCCAGTTGCTTCACATCCGCATATCTCGCACTCTTGCTTGTCTTGTAGTCTATGGAGTGTGCCGTTCCCGTAGTCCGATTGATAATCACCAAATCCGCTACCCCATGCCACCATACATTCGGAGCATCGAAGTCGCACGACTCTAAATTCTTCGTCAATCCAAGTTTTACTTCGCATAACTTCTCTCCGGGGATGTCTTTTAAGACGTCTAGGGTAGCTTGCATATAGGCAAACTGTTCAGGGATCGGCACCCCATCACGAATGTATTCCTCCGCCACAGTGTGCGCTGTTTTTCCATACAGTGTTGCCTGTGTATCCGGCTCAACAATGTCCTTGGCTATCTTGGTATGGTAGTACTTCTTAGGACACTGTTGAAATGTTTTCAGGCTACTGAATGACCAAACAATACTCATGACTCATCCCATATATCGTTAGGCCAAACTAACACAGGGGTTTCAATCCCTAGATAGCCGCCTTCAATGTTAAATTCAATGAACTCCCTAGCTTCCTCGGCATCCATGCCGTCTCGCATAAGGATTTCCCGTATTTTCTCTGCGTCATATACTAATACAGATACGGTTGTACTGTCACGCCAAATGCTTGCTGGGCCTATGATTGCTTCATCATACCCGTCGTACTTAATCATTGCTTCATCCCCCGCACAAAAGCGGCAAAGCTTGCCATTGTGTCCTTCTCAAAGGCTTTCATCTTTTCAAACTCTTTGGCTACTTCTTCCAATACATCATTCCGCTGCTTGTTCGGGCTTACGTATTCTTGAATATCATCATCGTCGTTCATACCGGCGCATCCTCATGGTTGTCAGGGTTGAACTTGGGCACTCGTGTGCCCTTGTCCTTGGGGTTTGGGAATGGCGGGAAAGGCCAAGTCATCTATCACTCCTGTTTAGGTGGTAATCTAAATTCCCAAAATCCATACGCGTCGCCTCTACTCCAACGTTCCCACGAAAAGTGAATGTCTCTTGTTCTCTTGTTGATGTACTTCCACAGTATGCGCATACCATTTTCAGCATGCTCCATAACTTGTCCCGTACCCTGCTTCGCAGTTCAAAGGTAACTCCATACCCCAATCCGGGCGGGTGCGCATGCACATCTCAACGTATTCTTTAGCGGTTTCAACTTGTTCAGTCGGCACGATACAAGCGATGGCATCATGCACAGTCATCACGACTCGGTACTTCTTCGCAACCATAAGCATCTGCTCACCAATCACGATACGGGCTAATGCTTGACACACGTTCTCAATTACCTTACCACCATAAATACGTGTTGGGATAATTGCTTTGCCCTTCTTGGTGTCGTATACAAGTTCGATTTCGCCGTCATCGTCTTGAAGCTTACGCAAGTTGGGGTAACGCAAGTACAAGGTGTTGGGTAACAGAATACCTTTGACGCCCTCGACCTTTAAAATATCGCCTCGGCCTAGCGTAGTGTGCTGTTTCTGTAGTATAGACTTTAGGGCTGACGCCGCAGACTTCCATAACTCAACAATCTTCGGATACGTTGCGCGGTACGTGTCGATAATCCGTGTCGCTTCGACCAACGTAATCTCCACTCCAAAGTTTTTGAGTTGCGCTTGGAACTTCTTCGCACCCATGCCGTACCCACAACCAAGGATAGTGGTCTTACCAACGAATCTCTCGTCCTTTGTAATTTCTGACACGTCCTTGCCATAGATAGCAGATGCCATGATTTTGTATACATCTTCGCCCCTATCAAATGCGTCAACTAAGTCGTTCTGTTCCGCAAGCCATGCGAGCGTACGGGCTTCAATTTGTGATGAGTCTGAATCGATCATCATGTATCCGTCCGGGGCAATGATTGCGCCCTTTAGCGGTGAGTTCCTTGGTAGGTTCTGTAAGTTAAGCTTGTCGTCCCCGCCCCATCGCCCTGTGTGGGCGGCATAGTAGCGTAGGGGTACAGGCAAAGCACCGCGATCGGCAATACCAATAAATCTTTCAGTTCTTGTTTCTTCTATCGTAGACTTAGTGCCTAATCTCGCTGCCACTAACAGTTGAACTTCAAGGTTTGGATGTTCGAGCAATGCCTTGAACTCTTCGTCTGTCTTAGAGAACGCAAAAGTTTGCTTACCTGTGGCGGGGCTGACCTTCATCGGTGGCTTGACGTTAAGTTCTTCCAACAAAGCGGCAAACCTTGGGTTGCTCATCAAGTCTTCTTTAGCAAACGCGCCTTGCGCTATCTCTTTTGTGTATTGGACATTTGCTAGGTGCGATATTAAATCCCCCTTATGCAACCGCAATACTGGCTCGGTGAACATACGCACAGTCAGATCAATCAGGCGTAACTCAACCTTGGGAAAACCCTTGCTCATCTGCCCAAACAATTCCCATGTAAGTGCAACATCGTTCTTACAGTAATCACCATAACGCTCTAACTGCGCGGGGCTGAAATCGGCACGATGTAACCCCAAGGCGTTCTCAACCTCTGTACCCTTCTCACCAAGGGCGTAGTGTTGGGCCAGAACCTTTAAGCTACCGCCTACCTCCGTACCATGTAGCGCTCTACCCATAGACAAAGTATCAAGCCAACCTTTGGGGCTAAGTCCGTAGACCCACTTCAAAATTGCACCATCGAACGGGGCGTTGTGCGCTAACGCCAAAGAGTTAGCCCAATCGTATCGGGTGAGGAACTGGTGCAACGATTCACCATCGCCGCTGAACCACTCGGGCTCACCATCGTCTACCTGTACAGCTACGCCAATAGCCTCGAACTCAGGGCTACGAATGTATTCCTCCGTGGTAACTTTTGTTAGGCTGAACTCCCGAGAATAATATGTCTCAAAGTCTATTGTTAATATGTTCACTGCATGCACTCCGCTATAACATTTGTTAGGTATTCGAGGTTGTCTTCACGAATGATGCACGTATACCCACCCGATGCGTTGATCGCTTCTAGATTCTTTAGTTGTAGCGCGGTCGCTTGACCCTTACCAGCCTTGGCTTCGATCGCTAGGAACTTGCCGTTCACGCAACACAGGAAGTCAGGCACACCGCTATTGCCGTAGCCAGTACCAATAGGCATAGCGTAGTAGATGTTGTGGGCTTTTAAGATAGCCTTGATCTTTGCCTTGACCTTGGCTTCAGGTGTCGTTGCCATAGATCATGCTCTTCCATACTGAGACCGAGGGCATGTGGTTGTGTGACTTGGTCGGTGTCGTGTAACCATTGTGGGCAATCCATCCGAGCGTACTCAGAGCGCGTACGCCTGATACCCATACGTTAGGGTGTAGTTCTTTGGGTCGGAATAAAAGTTTCTTGCCACAATACTCTCGGAATTCATCACCAAGAACAACGGGCTTTGACACTAACAACTCTTCTGCTAACTCTAGGTAGCGCTCAACAAACTCGGGGTTTGTTCCGCTTGCTTTTGACCAACACTTGTCAGCGAGGGCAAGTGCGTTGTCCATTCGTTCACTCATCTGATACTCCAAAAAGTTTTTCAAGTCTTTATGATAGCATAACTTTTTACTTTGTCAATAGTACAGACGAAAAAAAGCCCGCACTAGGCGGGCTTAGTTCTAACATTTGTTAGGTGTCACTTGAGCGAATTGATCTCACGTGTCAGATACCACTGAGCTTTGCGTAAGTCTTCCAACTTGTTGCCTTTGTGGTCGGCACGTGTCAGATACTTAACCACATTACCGAGGTTATACCCGAGCTTCTTAGCTTCGATGAAGTCAATCGTCTCTATTCCACCTACTGTGTAATGAGCAGGGTGATTAACTGGGTCGGGCTTAGGCTCAAACATTTCGATCTGGCGTTGTCCTTGCATACGCAATTTTGCTTTTGCTACACCCGCTTCATACGCAAGTTGTGCCATACGTTTGGGTGTCGTATCTATAACTGAATCCTTATAAAAAGGAATGTCCGATGAAGCAAACGCAATCGTCTTCCAATTAGATTTGTCGGTCATGGCTTTCTTCTTTTGCATCCCCCCAACTTTCTTCGCTACCTTGGCTTTCTTCTTCGCATTCCACAGTACTGTGGCTACATACGCAGGGGTTACGCCTATTACCTTGGCTACGTCTGCTGACTTAGCCTTTGGGTTTGCCGCAACGTAGTCACGTATTTGTGCGGCTCTAGTTACTTTTGGTATTGCTAATTTAATCATGATTTATTTCCTGTTTGGTTGTTAACGTACTCGGTAAGAACTTCTCTCATTTTGGCTTGCTTTGTATACGCATAGTTTGTGTTGAAGTAATCCATCACATCCTTTGTTAGACGCAAGCTCGTACAGAATAGTGCGGGTTTCTTACCAAACCCCCGCCCTTTCTTTTTTTGTTCCGGTTTTAGGTATTCAATTCCTGTTGTCATTTTTTAATCCTTCGTAATACTTTTTAGGAAATGGGTCTTTCTTATCCAGTAGCTCACGTAGCCACTGCGCACCACCAAAGTGATTAAAAATAATCCATTGCCTATCAGACATTCGCATGTTTCTGAACGTTATAGGTTCAGGCGGTTTAGGTCTTGGCATTTATTTACTCCTCTAATATTCTTTCTAGTATTCGGTTAACCTTAAACAGCATGTCATCTCTGTCCGAACTTGTTAGCGCCCTATCAATCTCAACCAACGCTAGGTAATACTCTTCACCTCGTAACGCATGCTTGAGCTTGCCCTCGTCTTGTGGGTACGTGAACTCAAGTACGGCTTTCATATGCTGCCCCTTTGGTAATGCGTATAAGCAAACGCGCCTTACGCCATGTTCTGCGTATATCGGTATTGGCGGCGCTAAAATATTTAAACTTGGGGTCGTTACACCCCCGTAGGGGGATAGCCCTTGAGCTATATTTAATTTCTTCGTTCATTTCATACTCCTTCGCTAACATTTGTTAGATCAACCAACAACACAAATATCTCACTCGATACCTTGCAACCTATATCGGTAAGGTAATGCTCATCCTCCACAAGTTTAAGCATACCTATCTTCATACGCATATCCACGGGGAGCGTATTATCATCGTACAGATCAACTTTGTCACCTATTTTGACTAGGTACT